GTGGCCCCACGAGGCGTTTGGCGACTGTCTATACAGTCTCGGCCATTCGTCTCTCGCGAGTAGTAAGGTTCCGGCATCCAGAGTCCGGTCTCATCCGCGCAAGCGGCGACCAAAGACTCTACTTGCAACTCGAGTGTTTACAATTTCCACGAAATTGTACACATTCGATCTGTCGACATTGACCGGAGGTTGATATACATCGTATACCTCCTCCTGGGTCCGTGTCCTCTTCACATTGACGGGATCCCCCCATTTTGCATATGCATTAGGGGAGATGTCCGTCTTCCATAAGAAGGTGTCCAGGCTGCCCTCGTCTACGAGGACGGCTGGAGTCACCTTCAAATCGTCATATATAGCGTCAATAACTGCGCGTTCATCGGCGTCGATGAATACCCAGTCTTTGATGCTAATCCTCATGATGATCTTCTCCGTAAACTTGTTTTGTGCAAGTCTACAGAGTTTACGATCATCTGTCACTATTATGTTGACCTCTACACCATTGTAGCCAATGCGCTGCAAGATGTAGGGGTCATCCTCTAAGAGTTGCGTAGGAGGGAGATCATACTCGTTTTCTTCGAGTATGTTATCCACATTACGCACAAACCATTCGTAGAGCTCCTCCTCGGCTCGGGTTTTAACCGAGTCAGGGCGGAGTCTCTTCGCAAATCGGTTCACATAGTCGAACTCGATGTTCACGGTCCTTGGATCGGAACTTCGTAGCTCGTCTATGTGATGTGTCAGGTAGTAATCAACTTCAAAGGGCCTTCTTAAGGTCCATTGCTGTTTGAAAAACTTACTTTTGAATTTCTCGCAAGTCTTGAGAGTGTCTTCCTTAGAATACTCTCTCAAGACCGAGACTTTTGTTCGAGTTCTTCGAGCCTTTTCATGAAGAGATATAGCGCTTCCACCTCTTTTGAGGTGGTCAAGTGCTTACTCTCAACCAGTCGTTCCAGCACGCCAGGGGGGATCTTTTTAGCATCCTCCCTTCGGACTGTAACCAATTGTTTGATGGGGTCGTCGTCGGGTATTGTAAATACCTCGGCGACTGCCTCACCATCGAAATGACGTTCCCCAGACTTGACAGCTCTTAGCTCCGTCAGGTTTGTGGGAAGGTCTCCCATGAGCTCCTTTAGGGCGCGAACAGTGATGTTCACGACCTTCTGGGGCATGCTCCATATGGCATTTGCCCAGCTTTCTGTGTTCCAGAAGGCTGGCATTTTGCCAACACTAAATATTTCTCGGGGTAAGTACATGGGCCTCTGCTCATATCTTACACCGAGACATACATCTTGCATAGCCGAAGCAACGGAGAAGAGGTGACCCTCTTCTCCTTGCTCGGCATATTGCTGATCTTTACCGAGGAGTGTTACTTTTCCTGTAATATCGGAAGAGTAATCTCCTCGGTCCTTTTTGGTATCTATAACTAGACGCATCTTCGGATGGTCTAGGTATGGAAGGTATCGATTGTCTTTCAGTTTCGACGCTGTTCTTACAGTGTTGAACCGATCGACCGGTATATGGAAGACTTCTTCGCAATAAGTACCCCAGGTACTTGTTACGAAGGTGTCTAATGGTGATAAGCGGTAACCGAGTTGTACAGTCGCACGATTGTACTCCTCGAACCACTTATCGCAAATTTCGTCCGTGTCGGCGGCGGCGATGACTACAGTGTCATCGCCGTTGCCGGCATGGACAATCTTGACACCCGGCACTCTACGATGCGCGTACGCTTCGCAGATTGGATGGGTTAAAGATATATTTGTCTTGGTCAACGGATCTCCCATTGGGATTCCATTGACCATCTGACATACATATTTACCCTTGACGTATAGGTCCTTGCAACCGGGCCATATACAGTCAAGAGTATCTCGTAGCTCTTTGCTAAGTCGCATCTTGTCTAATAGACGAGATGTGACAGCATGAGCGCTCTTATGAGGAGGAATGTCTGTGGCCTTTTCCCAGTCCACTGACATGATCCTCTTCTTCTTTTCGAATAGGACGTGCCCATCAACGGGGTCGAGATGATCGACTCTGCTGATGAAGGCCCATCCTAATCTGCCTGCCGATAGCCCCTGTCTAAGACTCTTCTGAGTCTTGATAGCGGCTATCGTCATATGTGAGAAGGGTTGCAGGAATGCGTCTTTGTAAAAAGACCCACTCGTGACAACCCGACATTTTCCATTCTCCCTGATCGCGGCGACATTCGTTTTGAATATCGACTCGTCAGAGGAGTTTATCATGGCTTTCGCTTTATTGAATGCCCAGGTGCCCAATTGGCCACCTGGATTCGTAGGCGAAAATTTTGGTAATGAGGGTCGGTCGGGGCACTTCTTCAAGTACCCAAACTTTCCCTCATTTCGTTTGTTATTCTCAGTACACGCACTAGTAGACATACTAATGCGGAACTGAGGATTACCTCCGACAGCCCCGGCAACCACCCCGTCGAGAACCCAGTCAATGGATTCCACGAGGTCGTTATCGGGATTAAATTGTTTGACAGACGTCACTTCATCAAGGAATCCTTGTAAAGTGGCGTCTGCCATCTTTTGGTTGGCTAAACCTGTTGATCGGGTCTGCGTGAAAACACAGACTCGAAACATGTTTGCCTTGCTTTGTACGCCTGCTGTCTGGTTGTAGTGGTTAACCACTGCCTCCAGCCAGGAGTGCGAACGTTGTTCTGGCTCCGTCAACTCGACCTTCTCTCCCAAGAAGGCCGCTTTGCGGAGTCTCTTTTTGAACCCCTTCAGACGCGCTAGTTGCCCAGCGTAGTCTTGAAGGCCGTTCGAAATCAATGAGCACATGATCCTGTCCGCCTCTGCATAGGGGCGGACAGGATCATTGCAAAATATTTCGGGATAGGACATTATCAGTGATGATAACATTCCATCCGCGACATGAAGTATCTCCTTCAGTTCCAGCCCGCGCTTGCGCTCGAGCAGTTTCTTTAGGAGATTTTTGTTGTGGGGTTTTAGGCGCTTGTACCAGAAGGTACGAGCGCTTAAGATCCCAATTTGTTCCCTAGGGGTACAGAAGGAGAAAGGTTTATTTCCCCATCTGTGCCTCCAGAGATTGTCATATTCGAAATCCCACGCCTCCGAGAGGTCGTTGGATTCCGAATGTAATGCGCGAGAGAGATGGGACATGAGGTTTTTAAATCTCATGTCCCACCTACTCTTCACGGCGGATGCCGTCTCCTCACGTAGTGATACGCTGAGAGGGAGACATCTGTGATAAAAAACCATGCAAACCTACGGGTTG